TGCATTCACCAGTTCGAATCTGGTTAGCCCAGTTCTTTTTTATAAAGAGTATACGGGCCACTAGCTCAGTCGGTAGAGCACTTGACTTTTAATCAAGTTGTCTGGGGTTCGAATCCCCAGTGGCTCACTTTTACAAATGTATCCGAACTCTCCAAGGCTCCGGGTACATCAATGGAATCAGAGTGGTTGTTGTCTGCATAATTGTAGGCAATAACCACTTTTTCATTGTAAACATAAACTGAATGCACAAACACATCTAAGAGGCGCTGCTTAAAGCCCTCATCTTTGATATCACCCTTTCTGAACATCTCAAGCCAGTACACAACATGATCTTTTGTAATCACCGGTTTTTTGATGCTCTCTTTGGCAATCTGTACATTAAGCTCATCACACTGCTCCTCAAGCTCAATAAGGCGGTTTTTAGTGGTTGGGGTATATATTCCATCCTCTATTGCTTTAAGGAGGTTATTTCGGGCATTCTCGCTCTTTCTGAGGGCAGATTTTAATTGAGAGAGCTTTTGGTTCACAGTATGCTTTCGGTTGATTTCAATCACCTTATCTGCAATATAATCGATCACATCATCCTTAAGAACATCGGAAATGGTATGCATGCAAACAAAATCCTCAAGGGCATCCTTGCGGATCGTTTTAAGGCAGCAGGCTTTTGAGCCGCCTTTCTTTTTGCGTGTGCTGCATTTGTAGTAAAGATATTTTTGGCCCATCTTTCCGTATCCGGATTCACCCACCAGCATGCCGCCACATTCACCACAATATGCCTTAAGGGATAAAAGATACCGCTCAGGAGCCTTATATACAGCTGATGAATGAGGGCGGCGAATTATTTTACCCTGGACCGCATCCCAAAGCTCCTGAGGCACAATTTGAGGTATAGGGATATCGATACCATCATATGTGCATTTGCCGATGTATTTCTCATTTCTGATCATGGTGTAAATGCCGTTTTTAGTGATAGAGTATCCTTTCCGGTTCTTTACACCCATCTTATTAAGCTCATCGATTATCTCCGTGGCAGGTTTACCCTGGGCATAATTTTCAAAAACATATCTCACCACCCAGGATTCATCCTCATTCTCCACATATCTCTTTTCAGAATCGATTTTGTACCCATATGCAGCCATGCCGGAAACAGCAAGGCCTTTGAGAGCGGATTCCCTTTGGCCACGTTTTACCTTTTGCCTCAGATCCGCCACATAATATTCAGCCAATCCCTCCATGAGAGATTCCAGGATGATTCCCTCCGGGCCATCAGGTATCACCTCTTTTGCATACAGGAGCTTGATACCATGCCTCTTTAATTTAATCTTATTCAGGGCAATCTCTTCTCTATCTCGGCCAAATCTATCAATTTTCCATACGATAATAGCCTCAAACTGCCCTTTCTCAGAATCACGGAGCATCCGGTTAAACTCCTGGCGCTTTTCAAAATCTGTGCCGGAGATATGCCGATCTGCATACACCTTTAATACCTTAATATCATTCTGCTCTGCATAGGCCATGCAATCACGCACCTGGCCCTCTATACTCTGCTCGGTTTGCCGTGGCCCCGGAGAGTATCTTGCATAAATCACTGCATTCATAAAAATCTCCATTTGTTAGAATCAAAAATCCATAATTTTGGTTCTTAAATGCACAAAATCAAGCAAATAAGCGGTTTAAGAACCAAATCTGATTGCTAAGTTTAATATCACTGCTTTCCTTTGGCAGGTACCAGGGCAAGAAAATTCTTGATCATGGCCCAGTTTTCGGGAGTGTATTCATCCTCGAAAAGCACAACCTCCTCAAAGCCAAAACCAGTATCATGAGCCTTAAATCCAAAATCAGCAAGGATATCATGGCTGTTATAAATCTCACAAAGAGCCAGGAACCTGTTTACATCAGGAGAGCTCTTTCCGTTTTCATAATTGTAAAGAGTGCGGTAATTCATATCCATTCCATACCGCTCTTTCAAGATGGTAGAAACCTCAGGAGCGGTAAGCCCACTCTTTTCTCTGAGCTGCCTCAAAATCTCATAATATTTTTCCATTTGGCGCACCTCCACACATGAAATATAGCACAAAATGAAACATCTGAAAATAAAAAGTAGTCAAAAAGACAAAAATAATTGTTGACAGTAGTAACAACGAATGATATAACAGAGACATGTAGTAAATATGACTACAAGAAAGGAGGCACATATGCAGGCAGTAGTTGAAAAGACAAATGCAACCCAAAAATTGATGAGCTGCATTGCGGAGAGAGGTTTCAAATTATCTGTGATCTCAAGAAAAACCGGAATCTCCAGTAATACTCTTTACAACGCTAAGCGAAACAGAAAGAACCTGGATGTGGATGAGTTTGGATTGATCTGCATGTTTATCGGAGAGGATCCAAGAAAATTCATGGCAAGTGAGTATACGGAGGAATGAGCATGGGAGTGATAATTCCGCAGGAGATACCGGAACACATCACAATATTTCATGCCGGTTACATAGAGAACGCAGTGCTGGAGTATTTTACAGATCCGGTACACCAAAGAGAATTTAAGGAATGGCAAGAGAGGAGGAATCATGAAAAAGAAATGGGGATTCGCAGCATGCCTGATCATAGCGATTTGGGCGGTGGCATTGCAGAGCTGGAGATTGGAACCCGAGGCAGAAACCGCCGAGGCGGCAGCGGTGCTCCAGGAAGAGCAGGAGCCTGTATTGTGGGAGCCGGTTGAGGTGATCGAACTGATACCGGAAGAACCCGAACCGGCTTATACAGCTTATGATGATGTACCTCTCCCGGAAGATTTACAGATCTTTATGCAGGAGAAATGCGAACAGCTGGATTTATCCTATGAATTTGCATTGGCGCTAATGGAAACGGAGAGCTCGTTCATCGAGGATGCCGTGGGAGATGGAGGCAGATCCATCGGATATATGCAGATAAATAGATGCAACTGGGAACGGATGCAAGATGATTATGGGCTGGATGTGAATGTTGCGGAGGATAACGTGGCAGCAGGCCTGGTGATTTTAAGAGAGCTGTTTGATATCAATGATGATCCATATTACGTGATCCTGTGTTACAAGGCAGGAACCGGGAGAGGAGCAGAGCTGTATGAGCAAAAGAAATTTGTGGGCGAAACCTATGATTGCATCGCAATATGCGAGAGGGCAACGGCATGGGAGAAAGCGCATGGTAAGTAAGAAAATCGGGGAATATATGGCCGGAATCGGCTTTTTAGGATTTCTGATTTTCACATCGGCCATAGACGGACCGGGAAACGATATCCGGATGGTATATGTGGCCATTGCTATATGCATGACCATCGCAATAATTGGGGCAACCATTGCTGATTTATGGCAATGAAAAAGAGCTGTTGCAAGCAGCTCAATTTCGGAGAGTGTGATACACACCCAATAATCTATAAATAGTGTATCACATAATCCCTAAAAACACAAGCAAAAACGCAGTAAATCTGCGCTTTTCAAGAGGTTTTTCGGAACCTCTTGAGTCTCCGATTAGGATATTAAACTTAACGGAAAACTAAAGGGAGGTGATGCATAAAAAATGTATGTCAGAAATGAATATGACCTCGGGAGGGTAATTCAGGTTGAACATTATTACCCTGGCAATTATGGAGCACCGGGTAAACCAAGGGCACCAAAGAAAAAAAGAACTCCTGAGGATATTGAGAGACAGAACAGGACCAACAGGGAGAAAAAGATACAGAGATTGATCCTGGCCAATTTCAAAGAGGGAGATTGGCACCTGATCCTAAAGTATAAACCCGGTGAGAGGCCGGATACATATGAGGATGCACAGAAGATCCTCAAAACATTCCTGGATAAGGTGAGAAAGGAATACAAGAAAAAGGGGTACCAGCTGAAATACATTGCCGTAACCGAGAGAGGTAAAAAGGGGCAGGCCCTCCATCACCATATTGTGATCGAGAACATAAACACACCGGAGCTCTCCACAGTGGAGCTGATCAAGAAAATGTGGCCGGGGTTTAAAACATGGATTGATCTGTATGAGGATGGTAATTTTGAAAACCTGGCTCAATACATAGTCAAAATTGAGACCAAGGAGGAACAGGAGAAAGGCAAGGCCACATATTCAAGATCACGGAATCTGAAAATACCAAAACCAAAGAGGAAAAAGCTCATGAGGAAAAGGTGGCCGGAAGATCCTAAGCCGAAAAAAGGATATTTCATCATCAAGGATTCCGTATACAACGGCATCAATCCTGTAACACAGTACCCATACCAGCATTACACAATGCAGAGGATAGATTCGGGAGGTGATTCAGGATGAATGTAAGGATATTGATTGAAAGTACCTGGCACGGACCGGCAAAAAGAGATGGAGTGGCCATGTATCTGATCGAGTACATGAGAGGTGATGAACCAATCACCAGGCAGGGGTACGTGCATGCAAAGGATTGCACAGAGGCAGCAGGATGCCTGATGGCACTCATAAATGCATTCACAATTTTGAAAAAGCCATGTGATGTGGCCATCGTCACTCAGTGTGATAACCTGCTGAACACCATGAATAATCACTGGCACATCCAGTGGAAAAAGAACGATTGGCACAATGCCAAGGGTAACGAGGTGAGAAACAAAGAACTGTGGGAGATGCTGATGGATAAAATGGATCCTCACACCTACACCATTACCGGAGGGCATCACGATTATCAGAATCTGATGCAGGCAGCAGTAGTAAAAGAATTTGAAGAATGGAGCAAGGGAGAATGAGAAAAGTATACATATGCTCTCCATATGCCTCAAAAGGCAGTATTACCGAGAATGTTGAGAGGGCAAAGAAATACTCAAGGCTGGCAATCGAAAGAATGTGCATTCCGGTTACACCGCACATATATTTCACCCAGTTTATGGATGATAATGTGCCAATCGAGAGAGCCATTGCCTTGAACATCGGGCTTGAACTTGTGAAAGAGTGTGATGAGCTGTGGATGTTCGGAGAGGCAGCAGGCGGAATGAAAGCAGAGGTTGATTTGGCCAAAGCATTAAAAATCCCGGTGCGCAAATTTACTGTGCACGGCACCGAGGAGGACACATGGCCAAGAGCATAATTCAAAAACACACGGATCCTATCAGCCGGGAATGCTTTCTTTGCAGGGAGGAGGCAGAACGGCAGGGATATTATGGGGAACTGAGACACACAGGGCTCCACAAACACCATTTCATGCATGGACCACATCGAAAGAAAGCAGAGCATTTTGGATTGTGGGCATACGTTTGCAATGAAAGGCACCATGAATATGGACCTGAGGCACCACATGTGAATAAAGAGGTTGATCTTTATTTGCAGCAGGTGGCACAGAGAGCCTTTGAGGCAAAGTACAGCCATGAGGAATGGATGCAGCAGTTTGGAAAGAATTACCTGTAATTTGGAGGGATAAGCCAATGAGCAACATCAAAAACACCCTGGGAGATCTAAACAATCACCTTTTCGAGATGATGGAAAGGTTAAACGATGATGATCTCACAGATGAGCAGCTGGAAAGAGAGCTGAGAAGAGCCGAGGGTATGACCAAGGTATCAGAGCAGATCATCCGGAACGGAGAGCTGCAATTCAAGGCCATGGTTCACCTGGATGAATACGGATACAACCAGGATAAAAAGGTACCAACGATGCTTGAGGTGAGAAATGAGTAGGTACCCGGATGGTTTGGTGGATTATGTACGTGCCAATTATATGCAAAAGGATCCTGTGGAGCTGGCAGCAGGCATCAAGAAAAAGTTTGGCATCGATATGAATCCAAAAGCCGTGAGAGCCATGAAAAAGAGATACAAGCTCTCAGGGGGGGCACGTACAAAAGTATATTCAAGCACGTTCCCCAAAGAGGTGTGCGATTACATCAAATCTCACTATGTGGGTACCGGGCCAACAGAAATGACAGAAAAGGTAAACCGGAAATTCGGGAAAGAGTACAGCAGGCAGCAGGTTTTATCGTTCTACAAGAATAATCACCTTAATTCCGGATTAACAGGGCATTTTGTAAAAGGCCAGGTATCTCACAACAAGGGGCAGAAATTAACACCGGAGCAATATGAAAAGGCCAAAGCCACAATGTTCAAGAAAGGCAACCGCCCACATAATGCATTGCCGGTTGGCTCGGAGGTTGTGAGAGATGATGGATACCATCAAACCAAGATAGCAGAACCGAATAAATGGATGCTCACACATATCCTCATATGGCAGCAGGCGCATGGACCGGTGCCGGAGGGGTATCATGTGAGTTTCAAGGATGGAAACAGAGACAATCTGAACCTCAGCAATCTATTCCTGGAAACCTTGCAAGAACATTTGGAAATGAACCGGAGAGGATACAGATCAGAAATACCGGAGATCACAGAGGCAGGATTAAACATTGCCAAGCTAAGGATAGCAATCAGGCAGAAATCCGATAATGGAAAGAAAAACAAGGAGGATAAGCCAATGGCAAAGAAAACCAAAGAGAAACCTATCAAATTCACAAGTGAGAAATTCAAAGAAATCAAGAGGAAGATGGATAAAACAGATCTTGAGGATTATGTGAATGGAATCTATTTTCAGGGTTTTGAAAAAGGCAAAGCGGCAGCAGGCTTTGATGTGGATGAGATCCTTTCTGTTATCGGAACAGTAAAAGGAATCGGGCCTGCCAAGAAAGAGGAAATCAGAAAAGCTCTCATGAGCAGAAAGGAGTAAGCCATGATGATGAGCACAGAGGAGATCCTGTACAGCTATCACAATGCAGCATGCAGAACCAAGCAGATTGGAATATTAGCTGATCTGAATGCATGCAGCAGGGATGAAATCACCAGGATCCTTGAGGAAAATGGCGAGGATATACCAAAGCGCAAGTATTCCAAGAGAAAGAAACAGGTGCAGCAGGATGAGGCAGTGCAGCAGGTGGAGCAGAAAGCAGAACCGGCAGCGGAGCCCGAGAAAGCAGTTGAGCACATAATGGCAGCAGGCGCAGTACCTGATTTTATAGCTCAAATCTTACTTGAAAAGCTGGATGAGATTGATGGAAAGCTGGCAGAGGCTGAAAAAGCAAAAAAAGAGTATGAAAGCCAGTATTACACCATCACAGACTATTTAGGAATTACGAGAGGTGCATCATGACAGATAAAAGAGCAAAGGAATACCTGGGAGAGCAGAAAGAGAGATTTAAGCTCACTATGGCAGCAGAGATGAGCGAGGCGCTTGAATGCGCTGATAAAGCTCTTGAGAAAAGAATCCCGGCCACACCGGATATCCAGGGAGATGGATATGCATATGGGGATGATTCCGGAAATATCGTGATGGATACATGGATTTGCCCCAGCTGCCAGGCATCATATGAGATCGATGATGATTATGATTACTGCCCTAAGTGTGGCCAGGCAATCAAGCAGAACATTGTTGAACAGTACAGATAAGGAGGGATAAGCCAATGAAAAGAGAAATCAAAACCGGATCGAACACATCAATGGGATTTGATGATGAGAAGATCAGAACCTTTGAGAGCGTGGATGCATGGAGAGCTGAGGGAGAGAGGCTCTTTGGTGAGGATGTAACAAAGTGGAAATACAAATGCCCTATGTGTGGCCATGTGGCAGCAGTGCAGGATTTCATTGATGCAGGCCTTGATGGGCAGGAGGCAGCCAATTCTGCATATTGTGAATGCATAGGCCGTTATACCGGTAAAGGCTCACCAAAGAAAGGTGATTCCTCCGGATGCAACTGGGCAGGCTATGGATTATTTGGAATCCCTCACGGAGGAGTGGTTGTAATGACCGGAGAGGGCAGCGGCCAGCACATCTTTGAATTTGCGGAGGGATAAACCATGCAGGAAGAAACAGAGATCCTAAGAGATAGAATCATCAAGATAATGGAAACCGAGCAGGACACACTGGGCGATAAAGAGGAGATTTCAGAAGAGGCAGCAGAGCTGATCAAGGAAATTGCAGATGATTGCCGGAATACACAGTTGTTTAAGGCGAACAAGGGCAAAATACCGGAATGGATGCAGGGCGAGAGCTCATATGAACTGTATATGCATATGCTGGTGAGAGTGGCCAATGCGCCTACAAGGTTACATGCACAGGCAACACCAATTCTGATGCTCCCGGTGATAGCAGATGCCTTAAGGAGGGAGGAAATGAATGGATGAATTTATGAGCATATTCATACCGCTCTCAAAAGAGTTTCCATTAAGCCTCTCAATCAGGTACCTGCATACCGGAATCCCAAGATGGAGAATATCAATGCTGGGAATAGGAATGGCCAAGATCGGAGGAAATAACAGCAATGCAGAGCTCATGAACGTTGAGGATCCTGATTGGCAGCAGGCGATAGAAGAGGCAACAAGAAAGCTAAAAAAGAGGGCTGAGGACCTAAGAACCAAGCCGTTTGGCGGATTTAGTGCATAAACAGGAGGATAAGCCAATGAAAGAAACAAGTACAATGCTGAGTGTGGATGTATTGCATGAGCATCCGCAGAATCCCAGGAAGAGCATCGGAGATATCTCTGAGCTCACGGAATCCATCAAAAAGAATGGTATCATGCAGAATCTCACAGTAATTCCCGGACACTGGGAGGGAGAGAAATTCATTGAAAGTGAATATACCCTCCTGATTGGCCACAGGAGATTCAATGCTGCAAAGGCAGCAGGAGTAAAAGAGGTTCCCTGCCGCATCATCGAGAGCATGGATGAGAAAGAACAGCTCTCAGTAATGCTTGAGGAGAATATGCAGAGAGCAGATCTCACCATATGGGAACAGGCAACAGGCTTTCAGCTGATGTTAGATCTCGGAGATACCGAGGAGGGGCTTGCAGAGAAAACCGGATTTTCAAAGCAAACAATCCGCCACAGGTTAAACATTGCCAAACTCGATGGCAAAGAGATCAAGAAAAAGGAGCAGGATGATTCATTTCAGCTCACCCTTAAAGATCTGTATGAGCTTGAAAAGATAGAGGATATCAAAACAAGAAACAAGGTTTTGAAAGATGCAAGAGATTCCAGGGAGCTTGCATGGAAAGCCCACCAGGCAGCAGAACAGGAAAAGATGGATAAGAGAGCAGCCATCATCATAAAGATCCTAAAGGCAGCAGGTGTGAAAGAGGCTCCTGAGAAAGTAACCCATGAAATGTACTCCGGAAAGTGGGAGATAGTAAAAGAATGGGATTTACGGAGTGAAAAAGAGCCCAAGCTGGCCAAAGCCACTCAGGCAGACATACAAAACGATTGGTTATGGTACCGGTATTACAGCTCAGTAAAGCTGGTAAAGCCTACACCAAAGAAGAAAGAGAAAAAAGAGGCAGATCCTACCGAGAAGAACAAGAAAGAGCTCAAGAAGATGGTGAAAGAGCTCATGGTGAAAAAACACACATTCATCAATGAGGTTATCACCGGAAAGCTGGATGGAATCAAAGAAGAATATGAGGCATGTGAACAGCTGTGGGATGTACTGGTAAACATCAATACATACTTAGGGCCATCGGAGCTCAGGAGATTCTTTACCGGCAAGGCTGATTATGAGGCATCACAGGAGGCAAAGGATGAGGCAAATGATAAGCTCTCCAAATTGCACCTCGTTCAAAAGATGCTCATCCAGTTAGATTATGCCATGGATAATGTGGGAGATCTGATGGATTGGAGATGTAGATACAACGATTCAAAAGCACAGCAGCTCACAGAGGCATTCAAGATCTTAAAGAAATGGGGATGGACCTTTGAGGATGAAGAAAAGAGCATCCTGGATGGTACCCATGAATTATACACGAAAGAGGGGTAAGAAATGGCAGAAAAGCAAGTAAATTACTATGCGGAGGAGCATTCGGAAACGAATTTAAGCTGTTTATCAGATATCGAATATGCCAAAAACGTGATAAATACTCAGGCTGGAGCCGTTTTTGAAAAGTGCAAAATCGTAGCTGATTATTATGGCCATGAGCCTCAATCAAGAATGCTCCAGGAAGAGGCAGCGGAACTCATCCAGGCGGTAAATAAATACTACCGCTCAACAAATGCAGTAGGGCTTAAGAGCGGAGAGGCAGCGGATAACCTGGTTGAGGAGATGGCAGATGTAATCATCATGATCATCCAGGAGCTCATGCTCCAAGGAACAGATATTGAGCTTTTTGCAGAATTACTGAACTTAAAGCTGGATAGACAGATAAAGAGAATGGAGGGAGAGAAATGATACCGGTATTGATTACGATCTTAAAGGTTATGGGGCTCATCATCATGATCTTAATGGCAGCAGGCGCAATCATATTTCTCATCACACTCCTGTATGTGACCATCAAGGGGCTCGTGGAGGCAAGGAGAAAATAATGGATACATACAAAGAGATGGAAGAAATGACCAGGGAAACACAGCTAAACATCATGGAGGATTGGTTTTATAAATGGCCGGAGCTCCTTAAGTGGTTAGAGAGTAAAGGATTTTATGAATATCCGGCAGCAAAGAGCCATCATGGCAATATTCCAAACGGATTATTCAGGCATTCCCTCCAGGTGACCTATGAGCTTAAGAAACTCACTCATAATTTAGGCCTTAAGTGGCAGAGGGATGAATCCCCGGAGATTATTGGAATGCTCCATGATGTGTGCAAGCTCGATGATTACTCAATCGGAGAGGGTTTTGCCATCGATATGAACAAGGAGAGATTATTCCCGGGCCATGGAGAAAAATCCCTGATCATGCTCATGGGGCACATTGATTTGACAGATGAGGAGATAATGTGCATCCGGTACCATATGGGAGCATTCACGGATTCCAAAGAGTGGGAATATTATTCAAGAGCGGTGCAGCAGTATCCGAATGTGTTATACACCCATACAGCTGATATGATCGCATCGCAGATCAAAGGAGTATGAGATGGAATTAACAGCAGAACAGCTCGATAGCATTGAGCAGGCAGCGGAATGCCTAAAGAATATCCTTGAGAAACTAAAGGAAATCTTTAGGGAGCTTGCAAGAAAGATTGTGGATGTGCTCACTCCGTATCTGCAAAAGGTAATGGGATGGGCAAGGGATGCCTGGAGGGCATGCTTGAAAGCTCATGCAAAGGCAGCAGGCCTTGAAAGATGTTACCACCTTGCATTCTATGCAAGAAAGAGAAGAACAAGAAAGAAGAACCTTAAAAGGCTATTAAAGGGAATGGAGGCAGAAAATGAATAAATGTATCTATATGGGCAGGCTCACAAGAGATCCGGAGGTGAGATATTCCCAGGATAACAAAGCAATCGCAAGGTACACTGTGGCGGTGGACCGAGTAAAAACGCAGAACAACGATAATCCGGGAGCGGATTTCATCTCATGTGTGGCATTTGGTAAATCGGCAGAATTTGCCGAGAAATACCTTAAAAAAGGCATGAAAATACTGGTTGAGGGGCATACCCAAACAGGATCCTACACAAACAAGGATGGGCAAAAGGTATATACATCCGATTGCATCATCGAAAAGCAGGAATTTGCGGAGGGCAAGAAAGACGGAGCAGAGGCAGCAGGCTCAGATGAGTTTATGAACATTCCGGAGGGAATGGATGAGGAGCTGCCATTTAATTAAACAAAGGGAGGATGTGAGAAAGTGACCAAGGAACATTTGGAACAGCTGATAAGCCTAAGAGCTGAAATCAGAGATCTCAACAGGGAAATCAAGGTATTGAGAGAACGTGGCCGGGAGATAGTAACCGATAAGGTTCAGGCATCCTCCCATGATTTTCCATATACCCAGGTGAATTTCACCATAAGAGGGTACGATGTAAAAGGCAAGCGTAAAAGGGATGCAGCAATATACAAAAAGCAGTGCATGCTTGAAAAAAGAATGGTGGAGGCTCAGATCTTAGAGGCGGATATATCGGAATTTATCAATACCATTCACGATTCGGAGATCAGGAGGATATTCCATGCCCGGTATGAACTGGGATGGACCTGGGAACAGATCGGCAATGATATGCATTGCGACAGAACAACAGTGGAAAAGAAAGTATCAAAATACTTGAGAGAGCATGAAACCGAATGCGGCAGCAGGCTTACAGATAGCCTCACAGAGCCTTGAAAGGCAGCAGGGGTATTATTTATTGGCAAAGCATCATAAAAGAGCATTCTGAGGGCAGAATAAGGGCATATCAAGCAATTATTTAACCCTCAGATACAACTCTCCCACATTTCCCATTTTAAAAGTGCTAATATGATAGCAGGTGAAATTGTGTTGGCTTATCCCCTATGCAATTATGATCCTGAAAGAAGAGCATCCGGATTCCGGGTGCTCTTTCTGTTTCGCAAAATGAGGTGTTTAACATGATAAATCTGCAACCAAAGATCAACAAGCTCATAACGGCTCTGAGGATGCATGGAGCGATGGTGAAAGTAAACACTCAGCAATATTTTTCAGAGAAACAGGGCAGGGTTTGCACCAAATGGATCCTGTGGGAGGAGCATCCCAACCGGGATGGTGAAACCTTTTACAGCAAAGCCGAACTCCTGAAAGCTCTTGCTGAGAAATGGAGAGAGGTGATTGAACTTGAAAAAGCAGAAAGAGAAGAAAGTACCGAATAAGCAACAGGGCCTCACTGAAAAGCAAAAGAGGTTCTGTGAATACTACATACAGAATCCAAATGCCACAGAGGCAGCAATCAAGGCTGGTTACGCTCCGAAAGCAGCATATGCAACAGGAGCTGAAAACCTAAGAAAACCTCAAATTCAGCAATATATAGATGAGGTGATGAAAAGCCTGCAAAGCAAGCGCATTGCTGATGCTGATGAGGTATTGCAATATCTAACCGGTGTGATGAGAGGAGAGATTAAAGATCAATTTGATATGGATGCCTCTATCCAGGACAGAAACAGAGCGGCGGAGCTCCTGGGTAAGAGATACCGCCTGTTCGTTGATAAGCAGGAGATCTCCGGCACCCTTGAGGGTGTAACAATAGTGAACGATATACCACGGAGCACCGATGGAGATTAAGCTCACAGATCTGATTGCGCCGCAGTTTTACGATATCCATTGGGATATCTTAGAGGGGAAACACACACACTATAAGCTGTACGGAGGAAGAGGCTCAACCAAATCCTCATTCATCAGCATAGAAATCATCATGGGAATGATGCAGGATCCGGATGCAAACGCAGCTTGTTTCCGCAAAGTAGGAAATACATTGCAGGAATCGGTATATGAACAGCTGTTATGGGCAATCGATGCCCTGGGAGTTTCGCATCTATGGCATCCGAGCTTATCACCCTTGAGAATCACTTATTTGCCAACCGGGCAAAGGATAGTGTTCAGGGGATGCGATGATCCGAACAAATCAAAATCCATTAAGCTCAGGAGAGGTTATTTTAAATTTATTTGGTATGAGGAACGTGCAGAATTTGAGGGAGATGAGGATGAAAGAAAGATAAACCAATCCCTCATGCGAGGCGGAGATCATTATGTGGTTTTCTATTCCTGGAACCCTCCAAAGAGTTTAAATTCATGGGTGAACCAGGATGTGATTGAGATCAGGGATGATACCCTGTGCAATCATTCCACATATCTCACAGTGCCAAAGGAGTGGCTGGGCGAACAGTTTTACATTGAGGCCAATGAGCTCAAGAAGAGAAAGCCCATGGCATACCGGCACGAATATTTGGGTGAGGCTATCGGTACCGGAGGCAAGGTATTCGATAATGTGATCCTGAGAGAAATCACAGCTGAGGAGATTGCTATCTTTGACAAAATCAAGCAAGGCCTTGATTTTGGTTTTGCAGCAGATCCTCTTGCATTTGTGCGCACTCATTACAACAGAAAACAGCATAAGCTGTATATATTCCGGGAGATTTACCAGGTAAACCTCAAGAACAGAGAGGCAGTGGCCAAGATAAAGAAAATCAATCCGGAAAACAAACTCATCACAGCAGATTCAGAGGAGCCAAGATCCATTGCAACATTCAACGAGATGGGCCTGAGGCTCATAGGGGCAAAGAAAGGCCCCGGTTCCGTAGATTTTGGAATGGATTTCCTAAGCAACGAGCTGGATGAGATCATAATCGATCCGGTAACATGCCCGAACACAGCCAGGGAGTTTTCAACATACGAACTGGAGAGAGATAAAAACGGAAATTTCAAAGGAGGTTATCCGGATAAGAATAACCACACGATTGATGCATGCCGGTATGCTCTTGAGGATGAGATGATCCAGCGTAAGGCACGTATTAAGAGCAAAAAGGCAGCAGGCCTGAGATAGAGGAGGAAACCATGTACAGATTTTCATATCCGGCTGAGAAATATGATGAGAGGAATTTGGATAAAAAGATAATCCTGAGCCTCATTACCAAGCACATGGGCATCATTTCTCACAAGTTTAAAAACAAAAGATACTATGAGGGGCACCACGATATCCTGAACCGAAAGAGAGATAAGGATCTCCCGGATGTAAAGATCGTTTGCAACCATGCAAAAGATATCACCGACACGGCCACAGGATATTTCATGGGTAATGCCATCACCTACTCAAACACAGATGATGGAGATATCGAGCCTTTACTTTCTGCATTCGATGATGCAGATGTTGATGATGTTGATGCAGATAATGCCCAGGACATGAGTATTTATGGCCTTGCATACGAATATGTATATGCAAAGCAGGGAGAGGCAAAGCCGGCAATCAAGAACATCTCCCCACTCTCCACCTTTATTGTGGTGGATGATACCATCGAGGAGAATGAGCTCTTTGGTGTTTATTACTGGCCAAAGAAAGACGATGCCGGAAACACAGTGCAGTGGGTGGCCACTGTAACCACTCAGAACCTGAATTGGGTATTGAGCATCGAGAATGATCCAAATGCAGCCAACACTCTTTCAGAAACACCAACCGAGCACCATTTTGGCGGCATTCAGATAATTGAATACTTGAATAACAAGGAGGGCATTGGTGATTTTGAGCAGCAGATCCCTTTAATCGATGCCTATAATGTGCTCATGAGTGACCGAGTAACAGACAAGGAGCAGTTTATTGATGCCATCCTGGTATTATATGGCTCCATCCTCGGGGATGATGAAGAGGAAACAAAAGAGGCACAGAACGAGCTGAGAAAGAAAAAGCTGCTCGAGCTCCCGGCAGATGCAAAGGCAGAATATCTCACCAGGGCAATGGATGAGGCCGGAGCTGAGACCTTAAGAAAGGCAATCAAAGAGGATATTTACAATTTCTCACATGTGCCAAACCTCACAGATGAGAATTTCGCAGGAAACACCTCCGGTGTAGCGATGGAATACAAGCTCCTGGGATTAGAGATGATCACCAAGGTAAAAGAGAGATATTACAAGAAAGGCCTCCAAAAGAGAATCATCCTGTTTTGTAATTTCCTCAACTTGCAGCAGCTGTGCCAGGATGCATCGAGTGTTATACCGACATTCTCAAGATCACTGCCTAAGAACTTGCAGGAGCTTGCAAATACTCTGTATAGCATGAAAGATCTTGTGAGCATGAAAACCCTCATCAAGCAGATTCCTTTTGTTGAGGATCCTGATAAGGAGCTGGAAGATCTGAAAGAGCAGAAAGCTGAATCCATTAAGGAACAGCAGATGCTTTTCTCCCAGGGATACAACACACCTCCGGAAGATGATGAGGAAGAGGAAACAGGGCAGCAGGACAAAGCTAAAGAGGAAACCTCAAAGGAGTGAGTAAATGAGCTATTGGGAGAGCCGACAGGCAAGAGAGATGTATGAGGCCATGGAGAGTGCCGAGGAAACGGCAAAAGAAATAGCCGATATCTATGCCAAGGCCTCCAGGGAACTCAATTACCAAATTTCAAAAGTATATGAGCGGTACCGGGATAAATTCAACCTGAGTGATAAAGAGGCCATGGAGCTTTTAAACACTTTAAGGGATCCCGGAGATATTGCAGAGCTCAAGAGAAAGCTGGAGGGATTGAAAGGCACCGCTGCCAATGAGATCCTTAAGGAGCTTGAGAGCCCTGCATACCGAGCAAGGATTGAGAGGCTTGAAAACCTGCAATCTGAAATAGATAGGCTGATGAAAGATGTTTATCAGCAGGAAAAGAAAGTAAGCACCAATCATTATGTGGACCAGCTGAACGATTCATATTACCGGGAGATATATGATCTCAAGAAGAGAACCGGCTTTGATTTCTCATTCAGCAATGTGAACGAGAAAGAGATGGATAGGATCCTCAGAACGAACTGGAGCGGTGAAAACTACTCAGCAAGAATATGGGGAAACACCCAGGGCCTTGCAAGAGACCTGAAAGAGCAGATGGTGCTTGCATATCTCACCGGAAAGAATGAGAGTGATATAGCAGCAGAGATTGCAAACAAATTTGCAACCGGTGCATCAAATGCAAGGAGATTGGTGAGAACGGAATCCGCTTATGTATCCGGACAGGCCCAAGCGGCAGCGGATGAGGAGGCAGGGCTTGATCATTACAGAATACTGGCCACACTGGACCTCAGAACCTCTGAGATATGCCAGGAGATGGATGGCAAGGTATTTGCATACAAGGATATGGAGGTGGGTGTGAATTATCCGCCTTTCCATCCGTATTGCAGAACCACAGTATTATCCGAGATTGATGATCAGGATCTGAGCCAATTAAAAAGGCGCTCAAGAGATACCGATACTGGAGAGATCAGAACCTTTCCCGGGGATATCACGTATGATAAATGGTACCAGCAGGAGAAAGCAAAAAATCCGGATATTGAATTTGCAAAACAGGTGGCCAAGCATAGAGGAGCCGATTTGGCTCAATATGAAAAGTATTTGGGTGTTATAGGCAAGAAAGAGCTGGGAACAATATCTGATTTCAGAGAAACCAAATACAAAAAGCCGGAAGAATACGCAGATTTAAAAACAAAGTATAGAGAGCTCAATGATTACTACAAAACCCAAGAGAGCGAGATTGTAATAACGGATACGATCAAGCAGGTGGCGGATAAAATAAACGCAGAGGCAGCAGGCCTCGAGCACCGGATAAAAGGGCGCAAATCATTCCTGGATAAGATGGCAAGGGATGCAGCAGGCAGTAATGATCCAAAAGCCATTAAGGAATTACTGGATGGAAATCACGATATCCTAAGATATACATACACAGGAAAGCCAACAGAGCTCAAAAGGATATTTGATGATGCTGTGGAGGAACTTGAGGCGAGAGGGTATACCCTTAAGAGCGTAAAGAACACATGGCAGCAAGGAACCGCATACAAAGGTGTAAATTGCACATTTGAGGCACCGGATAAAAAAGGAGAATTTGGAGGGCATACTAAATTTGAGTTACAATTTCACACTCCTGAAAGCCTGGAAATGAAAGAGAGAACGCATCCGGATTACAAAGAAATGGTGAACCCCGAAACAGATCCGGCACGCAGGCAGGAGCTATACGAAAAGATGGTAGAGCTCACGGATACTCTTGAATTTCCTGCAAATGTTGATAAAATAAAGATGAGGCGATAAGGAGGGCTGAAATGAGAAAAGATAAATTTTGGTTTGCCTACGGCCTTGATAAGGCGAGGAAAACAGCGCTGAGAATGTACCGGTATAACAACGGCGCAATGCAGAGGAAACAGAAAGATGGCTCCTGGAAAGATGCGCCGGAGCAATGCTGCATTTTCTTTGGAGAGGATATGGATTATGAAGATCTCACCAAGGAGGAGGCAGATGCCATCCAGGTAAGAATTTAATATAAAACGATATTGAAAGAGCTATGCCAAAGGGCATGGCTCTTTTTGTATGCCAAAAACAGGAGGGAGCCATAGATGAAAGAGGCAGCAGTGGTGATCTTGAGTGTATTCGCAGGCTTGATCCTGATTGCATCATTGGGATTCACAGCCGGAATAAGCAAGGTGAGAAAAGAGATGATGCATGAAATGCAGAACGATAGAGAGAAAGGAGGCAGCAGGCATGAATTTCGGAGAGGCACTGGAGGCACTAAAGGCCGGAAAGAAATGTAGGAGAGCAGGCTGGAACGGAAAGGGCATCTATATCGAGATGCAGAGACCGGACGAACACAGCAAAATGACATTGCCGTATATTTATATTGTCACTACCCAGCTGATCACGGATAATCCGGCAGCGCCAAAGGGAGTGGTTCCCTGGTTGGCATCTCAAACAGATATGCTGGCCGAGGATTGGGAAATCATTGAGTAATCAGGGAGAGATCCCTTTTTATTCCCCGGCTGAGGGTTAGAAAGCCGAAAATACTATTAACTGAATGAATCTGTGGGGCCAATATGGCAATGCAGGGGCTGAAAGGAGAAACGTAATGAAAAACAAGATGTTTGGTAATTGTAGATGCAAGCTCCCTATGAATTTGCAGTTTTTTGCTGAGGATGCAGGTGGAGCCGGAGGCGCTGGCGGTGCAGCAGGCGGATCCGGAGATGCAGGCAACCAGGGAAACGGCAATGAGGGAGGAAAAGATGGCCAGGGTGCAGCAGGCCAGCAGGGAGGCATGAGCTTTGATGATTTCTTAAAGGATCCAAAGAATCAGGCTGAGTTTGATAGGCGCATGGCCAAGGGCATTGAAACCAGTAAGGCAAAGATGCAGGCAGAAATTGAGGCACAGATTGCCAATGCAAGAACAGAGGCAGAAAAGCTGGCCAAGATGAATGCCGAAGAGAAAGCAAAATATGAGCAGCAGAAAAGAGAGGGCGAATTAGCCGCAAGAGAGGCAGAGATCACCAAGAGAGAACTTTCCGCACAGGCAAAGGAAACACTTGCAGAGAGAGGCCTCCCTATTGGCTTATCCGATCTTTTAAACTACTCATCCGCAGATGCATGCCAGGCATCGATAGAGGCGGTGCAGAAAACATTCCAGGAGGCAGTTGAAAAAGCTGTTGAGGAAAAGCTCAAGGGAGGCTCACCCATGAAGAAAGCACCGGAACAGGGCAACGCATTCACCAAGGAACAGATCTCCGCAATGAGCCCGGAGGAAATCAACAAGAATTGGGATGCGGTACAGGCATCCTTAAAAAACGGCCTATAAGGCAGAAAGAAGAGGTATAAGAATATGGCTATTTCCACATTTATCCCTACAATTTGGAGCGCAAGATTGCTCAATCACTTAGACAAGGCACACGTTTACGCAAAGCTCGTAAACAGAGATTATGAGGGTGAAATCAAGAACTTTGGTGACAAGGTAAAGATCAATCAGATCGGTGATATCACCATCAAGAACTACACAAAGGGAACTCCTATTGCAGATCCTGAGGCAGTAGATGGCGCAGGCCAGCTCCTTGAAATCGATCAGGCAAAGTATTTCAACTTTGCAATCGATGATGTTGATGCTGCTCAGACCAATCCCAAGCTCATGGATCAGGCAATGCAGAGAGCTGCATACGGCATGAACGATGTTACCGATGCATACATCGCAGGCCTCATGGCTGTTGGTGCTATCAACAACGGCAGCAACCTCGGTTCCGATGCAACTCCTCTCGTTCCTACTGCAACAACTGCATACGATATGCTTGTTGATCTTGCAACGGACCTCACAGAGAAGAATGTGCCTACAATGGGCAGATGGGTTGTTGTACCTGCATGGTTCCACGGCCTCCTCCTCAAGGATCAGAGATTCGTTGGTAACGGAACTGATTACAACAAGGCGCTCATCGAGGGTGGCGAGGTTGGTGTGGCAGCAGGCTTTGCTGTAAACATCTCCAACAATGTTCCTGCAACATCCACAACCTCTGAGGGTGTTACAACTGTAAGCAAGTACAAGATCGTTGCTGGTACCAATGCCGGTGCATCTTTCGCAGAGCAGATCCTCAAAACTGAGGCATACAGACCTGAAAAGGCATTCTCTGATGCTGTTAAGGGCCTCCATGTATATGGCGCCAAGGTTGTACAGGGCAAGGCACTCTCTGTACTTACAGTAAACAGAGCCTAAGATCATAAGGAGGTAAGCCAATATGTTCATCTTAAACAAAAAGAATGGTGTAATCACTGAATGCAATAACGAGGATGTAATCAATCACTGCAAGAAACACTCTGATGAGTATGCAGTGGGAAAGAAACTTGAGGAGCTTAAGAGTGATGCCGTTCCGGTACCGGATGAGGAACCGGAAGAGATCGAGGCTGAGGCAATCGAACCCGAGGAGGAAGAGGTTGCAGAGGAAGAGATCGAGGAAGAACAGGAAGAACCCGAGGCAGAGGTTGATTATTCAACACTCAGTGTTGCAGAGCTCCGCAAGGTAGCCAAGGAAAAAGGCATCCAGGGTTATGCCAACATGAACAAGGAAACACTTGTTGAGGTAATCAAAGCCCATGAGTGATCCGGAGAGGAGCAGCCATGGAAGATTTACAGATCTTAAAGAATATGACAGGATGCCAGGATGAAACACTCCTGGCATCACTCCTCCAAATGGCAGAGGAGGAAATCCTGGCATTGACAAACAGAACAGTGCTGATTGACAGGTTAAAACCGGCAAAACGGAAATGGGCCCTGATTGCTTATAACAGGATGGGTACCGAGGGAGAGGCATCCAGGAGCGAGGGCGGTATATCCGCATCATTCGTGGAGATTCCGGCAGAGATCAAAAGTGTTGTGGAACAATGCAGAATTGCGAGGGTAAGCGGCCATGCGTATGAGAAGAAATCAGATGAAAACATATCAGCTCCGGAAACGGCAGGTGAGTAAAAACTCTGAGGGCGGTGATGTAGTGAGCTGGGCAGCAGCCGTGCCAATCGATGCCACAATATGGCAGGCAGGCGGAGCGGTACAGGCTCAGTTATACGGAGAACACCTTGCCTACATCAAAAACATGGAATACCACGGCACAGAAGATTTGCAGGAGAATGATGGAATATGTGTGTATGTAGAGGGCACAGAAAACCCGGATTACATCATCAAATCCATCAACAAAGATGTTGATCCCAAAGTGATAACGCTGGAGAAAAGCCATGGCTAATCAGAATGTGGTGGGAGCTGATTCCCTAAACAGGAAATTGAGCATGTTACAGAACCCAAATGAGGCGGTTGAAAAAGCTGTGGGAAAAGAGATCCGCAGGGTAAGGAATACAGCTGTGCTATTGTGCCCGGTAAACCATGGAGAGCTAAGGCAATCCATAAGAACCGAGGTGAGACCTGAAACAAAAGGAGTAAGGGGCATATGCTATACCAATAACCAACATGCAGCATATGTTGAATTTGGTACCGGACCAAACGGAGAGGCAAGCCATGAGGGTATTTCACCGAATGTGCAGCCAACATACACCCAGCATGGGTGGTGGTTCCCAGGCGATGATGTTCCGCCGGCAGATGGAGATCTGTATCACTGGCCAAAGAGTGAGGGCAATGATGGTGTGTTTTATTACACCAACGGCCAAGCCGCACAGCCTTTCATGTATCCGGCGCTCAAGATGAATGAGAATATCATCAAGATGAACCTGAAAACGGCACTCAAAGCGGAGATTAAGAAAGTAGGGGAAAAGTAATGGTAAATGTAAAAGACCAGGTTTACAACGCAATCAAAGATATCACCGAGAATGTGAGTGATGGATATCCAAAGAGCTGGGAGAAATTCCCGGCCATTCAGTACACCGAGGAGGATAATTCCGTATACGAGTGGGCAGATGGCCAGGAGAGCAAATCACACCTGCTTTACAGGATTGACATTTGGCACAATCAGAGCACATCACTTGTGGCGCTTGCTGTTGATGCTCAGCTTGTAGCATTGGGCTTAAGGAGAAAGCAGTGCAATGATGTGGATGATCCAAACGGATTCAAGCATAAAATCATGAGATTTGAGGGAATCTTAGATCTCGATAACGAGCTTGTGTACAACAACAATTAAGGAGGTAACGTACAATGTTAGCAAATGGTATTACTTTGAGCTGCAAGAGATCAACTGATCAGGAGTTTGCAGTGCTCGCAGGCCTTAAAGAGGTTCCTGAGCTCGGCAACGAGCCTGAAAAGGTGGAGAACACCGGCCTTTCCGACACTGTAAAGCAGTATGAGTTTGGTATCGGAGATCCTGGAGATCTTGAGTACAAATTCAAATTCAACAACACTGCTGATTCTGCATACAGAAAGATGAAAGCAGCCGAGGCAAGCAAGGAGATCGTATCATTCAAGGAAACTCTCCCTGATGGAACAATCTTTGCATTCGATGCACAGGTAGCAACAAAGGTGAGCGGCGGCGCAGTAAACGGAGTAATGGAATTTACTCTCAAGATCGCATTACAGAGCGCAATCACCATCACCGATCCGGTTTAATAATTTTCAGGACAATAGGAGGATAAGTAAATGGGATTTTTTGAAAAAGAAGAGGACCAGGCACAGAACACAGAGCAGGAAAAGGTTGTACAGATGCCCGAGAGAAAGCCTTTCCAGGTTTGGCAGGTTGGCGGTGAGAGCTATCGCCTTAAGTTAGACACGGCAGGCATCAGTGAGCTTGAGCAGAGGTACAAAACAAACCTCATGAATGTAATGGGTACCGGTAACGGAGGTATGCCGGCATTGTCGGTAATGCTGGATGTAACACATGCAGCGATGAAGAAATACCACCACGGAATCAAGAGAGATCAGTTAAACACATTATTCGATAAGTACATCGATGAGGGCGGATCTCAGCTGAATTTCTATACCGAGGTGTACATGGGAATCTTTACTGTATCAGGTTTTTTCTCCACATCCCTGGCGAATCAGGTGGAGGGAGCGATGGAGGAGGCCAGCAAGGAGATCCTTTAAACAACGCAATCACCATCACAGACCAATTAAAAGAGGGGCTGTATCCTGCATTTTTGGATGCCGGATATGGCCCTGATCTTTTTTGGAGCCTGAGCATAGGTGAAATTATCGATTTGATTGAGAGCTATGGGCGGAGAATTACCATAGAACAGCACAGAAGAGCGGCAGCGGTAAAAGATGAGGTAATGCTGCTGTGGAATCAGAATGTGCAATTACTGAATTTGCTTTCCCACTCAAATAAGCCGGATGAGGTACCGATCAGGGAGCCTTATGAGTATTATCCGGAATTATTCGGTGAGGAGGTTAAAAAGGCAGCGGATGAGGCCAAGAGGCAGAAAGAATTGGAGCTGCACAAAGTAAGAATGCACGATTATATGCTCAGGGTAAACCAACTAAGGAAAGAAAGAGGTGAGAGCAGTGGAGGGAATGACACTTGAAAAGCTCCAGGTAATCATAGAGGCACAAACAGCCCAGTATATGAATGCCATGAAGAAAGTGCAGAATCAGACCAGCGCCACAGTTTCAAAAGTGAATACTCAGGTTGGAAAGATCAAGAATATTCTCGGAACAATCGGCAAGGCTGTTGGTGTTGCATTCTCAATAGCTGCCCTGGTTAGTTTTGGCAAAGCCTGTGTGGCATTAGGTTCAGATCTCGCAGAGGTGCAGAACGTTGTTGATGTAACCTTTGGAGCCGGAAACAAGGTGATTGAGACCTGGGCCAAGAATGCAGCTGAGCAATTCGGATTATCTGAGCTTGCAGCCAAGCAGTACACATCCACGATGGGAGCCATGCTGAAAAGTATGGGAATCACCGGGAAACAGCTTGAAGATATGAGCATGCAGCTGGCAGGGCTTGCCGGAGATATGGCATCATTCTATAACCTTGATTCCGATGCGGCATTTGCAAAGATCAGAGCAGGCATCTCCGGAGAAACAGAACCACTCAAGCAGTTAGGTATCAATTTATCGGTTGCGAACCTGGAGGCATATGCATTATCCCAGGGAATGACCAAGGCATATAAGAATATGACACAGCAGGAGCAGGCGCTCCTCAGATACAATTATCTGCTTGATGTAACAGCGGATGCCCAGGGAGATTTTGCACGTACATCAGATTCGTGGGCGAACCAAACAAGAATCCTCCAGCTCCGCTTTGAATCACTCAAGGCAACCATTGGCCAGGGGCTTATAAACGTTTTAACACCGGTACTCCAAGTGATAAATATGCTGATTGCCAAATTACAGGTGGCAGCAGATGCATTCAAGAGGTTTACCGAGATCATCACCGGAAAGAGCGGCAAATCAGCCAGCTCCTCAACCGGGAACATCGCCACATCGTTAAGCGATGCAGAAAGCAATGCTGATGGGCTTACATCGGCCACAAAGGCAGCAGGCGGTGCGGCAAAGAAAGCAGAGGAGGCATATCACGGCCTCGGAAAGTTTGATGAAATCAATTCCCTCACCAAGAAAGGTGAGGATTCAGGCGGTGGCGGCGCAGATGTAGGAGGGGCAGCAGAACTCCCCGGAGTGGTAGAAGATACAGCAGAAGAGGCAGAAAGCCAGCTCAATCCTGTTTTGCAGGCCGTTATCGACAGATTAAAAGAGCTCAGAGATTTATTCACCAGCGGATTCAAGGCAGGCCTGGGCGATGTAACGCTTGAGCCGCTGAAAAAGGCGCTGGAGAGTATCAAAAAGAGCGTGTGGGATATATGGACCGATCCCGAGGTATTAAATGCAGCCAATAAGTGCATGGATAAATGGGCATATGCACTGGGGCAGATAACCGGATCCATTGCATCGATAGGAATAACGATTGCCACGAACCTATTTGGAGGAATCGCCAAGTATTTGGAACAGAACTCCGGCAGGGTAAAGGATTACATTGTTACCATGTTCGATATCTCCGGGAGAATGGCAGAGATACATGGAAATGTTGCTCAGGCAGCGGCCAATATATTCTCTGTATTCGGAGGAGAAACAGGGCAGCAGGTTACAGCTAACATCATAGGCATATTTGCAGATGCATTCATGGGTGTAAATGAGCTTGTAGGCAAGTTTACAGTAGATACCATAGGAATGATTGCAAAGCCATTCATAGACAACCAGGAGGGCATTAAAACGGCCCTTGAGGGTATCCTTGAGGTGGTTGAAACTGTAACCGGATCCATCAAGCAGGTAATTGATGATTTTGTTGATGGAGCGAATGCAATATATGATGAGCATTTTGCACCGATGTTTGAAACAATAGGCGCAGGCTTATCTGATACAGTGGGCAAATTCCTCGATTTTTGGAATACCAGTGTAAAACCGGTGCTCGATCAGATGGCAGAGAAATTCCAAAGCCTCATGCAGGAGCATTTAACCCCGATGCTGGATAAGATCCTGGCATTTTTGGGAACAGTGGCAGATGCAATCACAGCTTTATGGCAGGGAGTAATTAAGCCTTGCATCGATTGGATTGTTGCAAACGTTTTGCCGGTGCTGGTACCTATCCTGCAATCAATATGGAACACCATTTCAACCATTTTCGGATATATCTTTGATATCATTGGCGGCCTCATAACAGTAATAAAGGGCATCATCGATTTCATTGTGGGAATATTCACAGGAGATTGGGAGAGAGCCTGGAACGGAATCAAAGAGATATTCACCGGCATATTTAATGCGATTTATGCATTTGTGGGTGTGATTTGGACCGCAATAAGCGGAACCATAGGAATTGCGCTGCAAACCATTGCGGCAACGTTCTCCACAGTATTCAATGCCATCAAATCGGTTGTGGTAACCATATTCAATGCAATTAAGACAGCCATAACAACAGTGCTCACCGGAATCAAATCCGGCATCTCAACAGCGCTGAACTCCATCAAAACTGTTTGGAGTAATGTATGGACCAGCATGAAAAACACTGTGGTAACCATATTCAATTCGATTTGGAGCACAATAAAGAATGTGATCAACTCCATCATCGGAGGAATCGAGGGTATGGCCAATGCAGTGGTAAATGGTATCAACACAGTAATCAATGCCATGAACAACCTGAGCTTTGATATTCCTGATTGGGTACCGGGCATGGGAGGAAAAACATTTGGATTCTCAATACCTACCCTCAGCACAGTATCACTGCCAAGATTGGCAACAGGCGGCATTGTAGACGGAGCAACACCATTGATTGCCGGCGAGGCAGGAAAAGAGGCTATTGTACCGCTTGAGAACAACACAGGATGGATTGATGCCATTGCTGCAAAGCTGGCAGAGATCTTATCTGTGAATATCGTGGGAGCTATTGAGACCATGAACAGCTCAAGCGATGAATACCAGGTAATCACCCATGTTGAGCTTGATGGCAAGAACATTGCAACTCAGATCGACAAATATAAGAAACGTACCGGATACAATATGAAACCGGCACCAGTAACATAAGGAGGGAGAGACCATGGCCAAAATAACAAATACTTTGGTGGTTGAGGGAATTTCCCTCCCTGAACCCTCAGAAATGACACAATCAGATTATGATATTACGGATTCCGAGAGAAATGCCAAGGGAATCATGGTGGTTCAGACCATCAGGGAGGATGTTCACAAGGTTGAATGCAAGTGGAAATTACTCCGGCCCGATGAATATGCAATCATCCGGAATGCGATCAGAAAGAAATTCGGCCTGAGCGTGTCCTATTATGTAGCAGATACCGGCAGCAGGGGTACCCTAACGATGTATGCAGGTGATAGAAAAACACCAATATACACCTATGAGAACGGAACTCCGGTATACAAAGATTTTTCACTGAGCTTTATTGAGATGTAGGAGGGCATATGCAGTATGTAAGTACAGAGTACAGAGAACAAATGCAAAAGCTGGCCCGAAACAAATCATACATAAGGCTCAGCATGGGCCTGATCAATCAGGCAGCTCAGAGAGGAGCGGAGATTGAGGAGGGAGGTTTTACACCTTTCTCCGATATCAAAGCGCCTTTGGGCGATGATAAGGTTACAAAGATATATGCAACCTATGAGCAGAACTGGAACTCAGTGGATGGCAGTGTATATTTTCTGCCGAGATCCGGAAAGTATTACCAGCAGGCAGCGGTTACGGATGAGCTTGTGAGTGATCACCCATCCATCACCATCAATTTCAACACAGAGGATCCTGTGAGCCTGAAAGGTATCACATTAAGGTTCGGGAAATCCTGGCCAACAAGGTTCCAGGTAACCACTGAGCAGGGCACAGCTGAATACACAAACAATTCGCAGGAGTTTGCAACAGAGGATACCTTTGATGATATTACATTCATCACCATCACAGCTCTTGAAATGAGCAGAGGGGAAACAAGGTTCCGCCTGGAGCAATTAACCTGTGGCATCGGCCTTGAGTTTGATGATAACAAGATCATCGATGCAAAACTCTCAAGCTCGATATCTCCGATTGCAGAGAACCTGCCAACCATAGATTTCTCGGTAACCATCGAGAATATGGATAAATATTACAATGTTGATAATGAGGATTCGGCCATCAACTATGTAGAGACCGGGCAGGAGCTGAAAGTATATTGGGGATATGGGCTGGATGATGGAACCATTGAATGGTTCAAGGGAGCCACACTGTACATGCAGGAGTGGAGCGCCGATGATACAACGGCCAAATTCTCAGCGGTTGATAAGTTTGAATATATGGATGATGAATACAAGAGAGGAGAGTACAGGCCCGAGGGCATATCTCTTTATGATCTTGCAGAGGATGTATTTGAGGATGCAGGCCTCACTCCGGATGAATACTGGATTGATCCATATCTATACAACATCATCGTGAATAATCCGCTGCCGGCAGTATCGCATAAACAGTGTTTGCAGCTGATAGCAAATGCAGGCAGATCTGTTCTGATGCAGAGTGCGGATGGAATATTGATGATTAAATCATCGTTTATTCCGGAGGTTTACGCATCAGCCAATGCAGAAACGGATTACAGCGATGCAACACAGCTGTTAGAGAATGAAAACAGGCATGAATATGCCTCATATGAGCCCAAATTCGCAAGGGTAAACAGGCAGCAGTATTTCCTGCCACGGCAGCAGGCGCAGTACGTTAAATGCGGATTTGTGAGCGCTGCACAGGCATCCGATGAGGGAACATTCACGGAGAATCCGATAATAACCCTCACAATGGAATCTGCATACACGTTCCACAATATAACACTGTATTTCGGAGATTCAATTCCGAAAGGGTTTGTTTTGCGCACGTACCGGGATGGCTCAAGAGTGGCCACGTACAAGAGCAAAGATATCCAGGCTGTAACCATAGTAAAATATGATTTCGTGGATATCGATACCATTGAGATTGAGTTTACCAAGGCGAAAGCCGGAAACAGAATCCATCTCATGAAAGTAGAATTTGGCGAGGCAACGGATTACACCCTCACATACAATGATCTTTTCTCACCGCCAACAGGAAAGAGGCTGGAGAAAGTAAAAGAGATGAGGGTATTAAGAACCATATACACTCCGGGAACTGAGCTCAAGGATTTAACCCAGGAGGAGATTGATACACCGACAGAGCCAACAGATTATGAGTTTTCATTCAATAATGCGGTTCATGATCTCTCTGTGGTATGCCTTTTGAACGATGAACCGGTTGATGTGGGAGCTGAGATCATTGAGCAGAGAACATACTGGTGCAAGGTAAGAATTTCAAATCCTCCGCAGGTACCGGTAAAGGTAAACCTCACAATCAAGGGATATGAATTTGGTATCTCCACGGCCATCAAGGCGGTAACGATCAACAACAAGGGCAAAATCCAATCATGGGATAATCCTTTGATAAGCTCCGAAACGGATGCACAGAACCTGGTTGAATGGGTGGCAGCATATTATGCAGCAGGCAACGAGTATGATCTGAAATTCAGAGGAGATCCGGCGCTTGAGGTAAATGATCTCACATTCCTGGAAAGCCAGTACGTGGATAGCCTCATGATAAGGATTGAAGAGCTTGAGACCAGTTACAATGGTTCAATCTCCGGGAAGATAACAGCAAGGAGGAAATTGTAATGTGGCAAACACCGAAAACGAATTGGAAATGGACCAGCGAAACAGAGGGAGATTTCTTTGAATACGCTGATTACAACCGAATCAAGAACAACATCGAATACCTCCGGGATCTTGCGAGAGAGATTTACATGCCTTTCACCATCCTTGATATGGGAGAGGATAAGAACCGGAGTGATTACCCATATGCTGATGAGATCAACAAGCTGGCCGATAACCTTGAGATAATCGTTGCTCATTCTTATCCGGTAAGCATCGGAACCAAAACAGTGTATGAGGATAATGGAAAGTTTATTGGGTATGCCGATCTGAACAGAATTGAAAGCGCATGCCTCAATATATTTAATAACCTGAACAGAATCAAGAGCGGAAAATACCGCTTAGGATTCCGAATGGGAGCAAGGAGGGTAAGGATATGATGGTTTTTCCCATGAACGCAGTTGATGATGATTTCAGCGGCAGCAGGAAATATTCCGTGGCCATCAACCAGGATGGTACGCAATCATTCCAGGATGAAACGGAATACACACAGAGAGGCACGGAGTTTGGAGCTTTAGAGTATAACCAGCTCTGTGCAGCCATTCAGGGATTTGTATCCTGTACAACGCAGTTTTCAGCAGATCGCAAAACAGTAACAGAGACCGATGTAAACGGCAGAAAGAGAATTACTGTATTTGGAAAAGACGAAAACGGCAACAGGCTTATCACAGAAACCTTGAAAGAGGCAAATGATGCCGTGATCGGCAGCAAAACAACAACATTCACCAATGGAAACAGCACTATCACAGAGGAGGTACAGGTATGAGTTGGCCCGAGGCACAATATATCATCGATAACGTAAAAGCCGGAATTGCTCCGGATAACATGAAAGCATTTGCTTGCCAGGTTGGGGATGGATGCATCAAGATCACATTCACCGAGCCTGATGATACAAAGGTGGAGAATCCCGAAACCGGGAATGCTCAAACAATTTGCTCCGTGCGAGGAGTAAAGATTGTGATGAAAGCCGGAGAGGATCCCATTAAGGATGAAAATGATGGAACCCTGGTGCTTGATTGCACAACACCCGGCCAGTATTCATCAAATCCTTTTGTGGTTGACAATCTCACCAATGATCAGCCATATACATTCGCTGCATTCCCTTATTCAGATCAGGGAGCTGTGAACAGGAATATGGTAAATCAGAAAGTGGCCACACCTAAGGCATATGTTCTTTTGGGATTCAAAATCGATAAGCAGGATTCAAACCCTGCAACAAGAGTGACCTATACAGAACAGGCCGAGGGATTAACACCTGCAAAGGTAAATCTCTCAACAGGTGCTTTTGATTATGGCTCATTTGCAAACTTTTGGTTTGTCACTGAAAACAAGCCTTATATGGTTCATTCAGATGGCACACCGGATTATGAGCTTGATCCTACGGATTACACCAAGAAATTGGATGGAACCGCCTCAGATGTATCAAGCCTTGCATATGATGGCAACGCAATGGCCAAGATTCCTCTTGTTTGGATGAAACAGTGGGAGGATGCAAGATATGAATACTGCAATATCTGCAATATTCAGCTCACAGAAGATTACAAGGCATATGCTCACATGAGATCTGATGGCTCTGTAATGGATTACATTTGGCTCTCATGCTTTGATGGATCCTTAAACAGCAGCAAGGTGCGCTCTATTAAGGGCCAAACACCTATGAACACGCAAACAGGCACCAATGAAATCACATATGCGAGAGCAAATGGAAATCTTTGGTACACAAGATCATGGAGCCAGCGCAATCTCATCAACATGCTCCTGATCCTCATGAGCCGTTCCGATAATTTCCAGGAATCATTCGGTTATGGATATTATACAGGCGGCACTCAGCAGAGCCCGAACTATCTTGCAACCGGATCCGGTTCGGATAAAGGCCAGTTTTTCGGAACCAATGCAACAAGAGGTGTGGTTAAGGTGTTCCATATCGAGAACTGGTGGGGCAACCTGTGGGAGAGAATTGCAGGCCTCATGTACGTGAGCGGCAAGATCAAAACCAAGATGTATCCTACATACAACACGGATGGCAGCGGATACACCGATACCGGAGTGGTGATGAGCGGCACAAATGGTGGATATGTTTCCACTACCAAAATGACCGAAAACGGCAGATTGCCTGTTGTATGCTCCGGATCCGAAACAACGTACACCTGTGATGGTGGTTGGTATAATGCCAGCCAGGTGGATTATGCGCTTGTCGGTGGCGACTGCGGCTCTGGTTTGCATGTCGGCGTTTCTTGCGTGAATTTGTACAATCTCGTTTCCAATTCCTTCTGGACCTTCGGCGCTGCCCTTTCTTGTGAACAGCCTGCCGCATAGCGGCCGGGGGATCCGGGGCACTCCCCGGGGAATGAGAACAAAAGAAAAGTAAATAATTTGAGGGGATTTGGTGGGCGCTTTAGGCCTGTGCCGGTTCGCCTGGCGATTGTCGGTGGCAACTGCAACAATGGTTTGCATGTCGGCGGTTCTTGCGTGAATTTGAACAATCTCGTTTCCAATTCCAACTGGAACATCGGCGCTGCCCCATTCTTATCATTTATGGAACATTAACCAAGCCCACCATTTTCCTACACCCCAGGATGTTGAAATACATCTATCAGTGGAAATAATGCCGATAAAGGCAGGGCCCAGTAAGCGAAAGCCCACAGGCCCTGAGGCGATAAGAAAGAAGAAACCTGAATGAAGAGTTTTAGAATAGCAGATGCGGATGCTATATCTCATGACAATGTAAAGGCGGCCATTCTGAAACCATCGAAAGGAAAGAGGAACAGAGCTGATGTGGCGAGGGTGCTCTCAGATATCGAGAAAAGCATTGAAACCATAGTGCAATATGAGCAGGATCTCCTGAGCGGAAAAGAAACACTCAAAGCTCACGAGCCGTGCATCATAAATGAGAGAGGGCCACACAAACAAAGAGAAATATTAAAACCTGATTACATGCCGGAGCAGATCATCCACCACATTGCAGTAAATGCAATCAAGGAGGCGGTTCTCTCCGGCATGTATGTTTATGTATTGGGCTCGGTACCCGGAAGAGGAGCCCACCTGGGAAAGAGAGTAATTGAGAAATGGATCCGGACAGATGAAAAGAACACAAGGATTGTGGGCAAGATGGATATCCATCATTTCTTTCAATCCGTGGATCATGAAATCTTAAGGGCATGGATAAGAAAGAAGATCCGCCCGGGAGAAATCCGGAACCTATGCGAGATCTTAATCGATGCATGCGAGGAGGGATTACCGCTGGGGTATTACACATCACAGTGGTTTGCAAATTTCCTTTTACAGCCTCTTGATCATTACATCAAAGAGGAGCTGCATATCAAGTACATGACCAGGTACATGGATGATATTGTGATATTCGGATCCAGCAAGAAAGAGATCCATTCAGCTGTAAGAGCGATTGAAAATTACCTGATGGGTAATCTCAATTTGCAGATGAAAGATAATTGGCAGGTTTTCCGGTTAGAATATGAGGCCCAAGAGGCGGCAATCATGGCAGGCTCCCTGAGGGAGCTTATTTTGATGCAAAATAAACTTGAGAGCAAGAAAATCAAGCACAAATGCAAGATGCACGGCAAAAAGAGAAAGATTTTCATTGCGGAGCAGGTATACACAAGAAAGAAACCTGAGATTGATGCCTTAATAGCCAAATATCACGGAACCATGCAGATGGAAACTATGCTGCACGGCAGGCCGCTTGATTACATGGGCTTTGAATTTCACAGAAACAAAACCATCATCCGGGAGAGCATTATGCTGAGGGCAACAAGAAAAGCCGCTCAGATATCGAAACAGGAGAAAGTATGCTGGAAAGATGCAGCCTCTCTCCTCTCATATATTGGCTGGTTCAGCGCCACAGATACATATAACACATTCGAGGAACGGATCAAGCCAAAGGTATCAGTAAAAACAATGAGAAAGATCGTAAGCAAACACCAAAGGAGGTTGAACAATGCAGATCACATGGAAAGAGGTAACAGGAACCCAGCCAAATCAACCGGCAGAGCTTGATACCACATCAAGCCCGAGCACAGTTTACCTGAGGAGAAATATCAGGCAAACGGAGATCACATCCGGAGAGGAAACCATCCAGGTGTGGAAATATGAAGAGGCACAGCTCTCCAGGGAGGAATATGAGGAGTACAAAGAGCTCTCTCAGATCTTTAACACACCGGAGATGGAGCAGATGAAACAGAGGCTTGAGGTTCAGGAGCGGATTATTGCGGCACTTGCAGCGGATGCTGAATATACATCATGCATGCTTGAATCAGCAGGTGTAATTTAAGCGAAAGGAGGCGAATGGTATGGCTTATTGGGCAATGTCTAAGGTTATCGCAGCAAAGAATGCAGAATATGAGCGTGGAGCCGTTACAGCTGAGAGATATCTCATTTGGAAAGAGCAGCAGATGAGAAAGCTGGATGTATTCCTTGCATGTGACAGAATCACAGATGATGAATACGCAGAGCTTGTGGGAATGTTCATCGATGTTGAGGCAAAATAATTTTATCTGCCTCCACGAGGCACTAAAACACTGCAAGCGAACACTTGAGGAGTGCAGCGAGAATTGCCGGCACTATGGGGAGTGTGGGGAGTGCAAGGATTATTACATCCCTCCATCCCAGGAGCCGTGCAATAGCTGCACGTTCCTCAAAGTAGGGGATAACACAAGCACAGGAAAGGAGAAAACATGACCATAGGACAGATTGCCGGTTGGTTGGCCGGAGCGATTGGAATCCTCTCCGTGTTTGTTGAGGTATCCAAGATCAAAATCAATCCAATCAGCGGAGCGCTGGGCTGGTTAGGAAAGAAAATGACAGCGCCACTCTCTGAGGAAATCAAGAAGAACCAAAAAGAAACAAATGAGAAACTGGAACAGATCGAAAACAAGCAGGCAGAGCTGGAGAAAAAGATAGAGGAATTATCGCTCCAGGAGGCCATTGATGTGGCGGATTCGATTAAAACACAGATTTTCTCATTTTATCATGAGCTGCAAAAGCCTGGCATCAGGCATTCAGAGGCTGAATTTAATCAGATCATAGCCCTGAATGAAAAATATGAAAAGCTGGTTGCCAGGACTAAGCAACCGAATGGAGTGTACGAGGCAGAGTTTAAATACATAATGCAGGTATTTCACAAATGCCAGGAAACAAACGATTTTGATTTGAGAGGTAGAAAAGATGCGTAAGAATTTGGAATCCGAGAGAGAAAAGCATGAGCTCCGGATGAAAAAGATTGAGCAGGAGGGAGAACTCCGGGAAATGAAAGCCCAGGAGAAAGCCCTGAAAGAAAAATACCGCCACAAAAAGAAAATAAGCACATCAAAAGCAGGGCTGTGGTACATGATGATCATGTGTACCATCATTCAGGCATTCTCTTTGGTAGCCATGTGGCATTTTGCAGATTTATCTCCGCTCACAACCTTAATCGGAGCAACAGTGGGAGAGGTATTTGCATACTGGGCTTATACGCTTAAAGCAGCAAAGGAGAACTGCCAGGGAGGCATCACATTCGAGATGGCCCTGGAAAACAATCAGGAAGATACGGAGGGATAAAAGCATGGACTATGCAACAGTTATTCAGTACATCACAATCGGAGCTGCAATCATTTTTGTATTGATTGCACTCACCAACATCATTTCGCAGGTGATCAAGAAGATCGTAAACAGAGAAAACTGCCCGGCACAGGTGGTGGTATTCCTCATTGCGGAGGTATTAACCATTTTGGCCATGGTGATTGCATGCAGCATATTGCATGCCCACATCTTTTGGTATTTTTGGCCATTGGCATTTCTTGCAGGCATCCTGGTGTGCTATGGAGCTATATTTGGATACGATAATTTATACAAACAGCTTTCCACAGCCATCAAGGCACTCATCGAGGCTATTTTTAAGAAAGAGGGGTGAATAATATGGCAGTAATGACCGCAGCAGAACTCATCGCAAAGCTGAAAGGAGCGCAGGCACAGCCTACATATTATGTGATGGGATGTTTTGGCGCTTATATCAGCGATAAGAACATCAAGAGATACACAACAAACAACGATTACAACCGAAAGAACGCAGCCGCTATCAAAAAGAATGCCATGGGCAAGTTTGGATTTGATTGCGTATGCCTCATCAAGGGGATCCTGTGGGGATGGAATGCAAACAAATCTGCAACATACGGCGGCGCTACATATACATCAAATGGTGTTCCGGATATCGGAGCCGATTCGATGATTAAGGTATGCAAGGATGTAAGCACAGACTTTTCAAAGATCATTCCCGGCGAGGCTGTATGGCTCTCGGGGCATATCGGGGTATACATCGGAGATGGCCTGGTAATCGAGTGCACACCTAAATGGGAAAACAAGGTGCAGATCACAGCATGTGAGAACATCGGTAAGGTTGCCGGTTATAATAGCCGCAGATGGACCAAGCACGGCAAGCTCCCTTATGTTGATTATTCAGCTGTTCAGGCGCAGGCACCCATTCAGAACACAACTCCGGTGCAGGATAACGAGAAAGCCATTTGGGATTATCTTGTAAAGCTCACCGGAAACACATATGGGGCAGCAGGCCTCATGGGTAACCTCTATGCAGAGAGCGGATTAAAGCCTGGCAATTTGCAGAACTCTTATGAGAAATCCTTAGGAATGAATGATGCACAGTATGTTGCAGCAGTAGATTCCGGAGCATATACGAATTTTGTAAAGGATTCCGCAGGATTCGGCCTGGCACAGTGGACCTATTGGAGCAGAAAGCAGAATCTCCTCCAGTTTGCCAAGGCAAGAAAGGTATCCATCGCAGATCTGAACATGCAGCTCGATTTCCTCACTCAGGAGCTCAGAGGATATCCCGGTGTTATGAGAGCGCTCCAGGGAGCCAATAATGTGAGAGAGGCATCCGATGCAGTATTAACCGGATTTGAGCGCCCGAAAGATCAGAGTGAGAGCGCAAAGGCTAAGAGGGCATCATATGGCCAGGCATATTATGATAAATATGCAAAGGCAAATACTCAGCCTGTGAGCTCCGGCAAAGAGGTTAAAGCAACCAAGGCGGCACAGAAAATGGATAAGAACCTTGCCGGAACATATAAAACCACAGCTGATCTCCACTTGAGAAACGGAGCAGGAACATCCGAAAAGAGCCTGGTGATCATTCCTAAGGGAACACAGGTGAAATGTTACGGATATTATTCCCTGGATAACACCGGAGTAAAGTGGTTATATATCCAGCTTGCCATGAACGGAATCACGTATGTTGGATTCAGCTCATCCAAGTATTTAAAGAAATAGGGAGGTTGCCATGAAGAAAGAAAGCAAGATGATCATGCTCGGAATGTTCTCAAAGAACACACCGGAGTATGCAAATAAAAGAAAAGAAGAGGCAGCAGGCCTCATTGAAAAGGTACACATCTCCGAGGGAGATTATTTGGTTGTAAAGGCTGGCCCTTTTGATAAGGCCACAGCCGAGGAGAATATGGCCAAATTGACAGAGAACGGCCTTGAGGGGTATATTTATACCGATAAGGCAGAAAAGGAGCCTGAGGAGGCTCCTGAGGCCGTGGGTTAAGCTGCTGAGTTGATAATAAGCACAAAGATGTTATACTCAGATAGTACGATGAGGTTCGGATATAGCACCCGATCCCTCATTTAAAAAGTAATTTTAAGACTTAAACATAATTGTTTGAGTCTTTTTTTTATTTTTAAAATTTTCCATAAAAACAATATCATCCCATCGTATGTAAAATATAAAGTAAAAAACATAATATATTTATGAGATAATTAGCTCAGATTTTATAAAGGAACTAATGACATGAATAAAACCATTAGGAGGAAAATAATGAAAAGAAAATTAGCACAGAAAGTTTTACTTGGTATTACAGCTGCTTCATTACTTATGTCAGGATGTGGCAATAAGCAGACAGGTTCAGATCCTGCACCTACACCTGTATCAGAAGTTGAAGAAAATGAAACAGAAACATCTGTACATGAAGAAGAAAAGCCTAATTCAGTTGTAGAAGAAGAACCAACTGTTATCAACGTTAATGTAGTTACACCTTCTGATTCAAGAGTTGAGCAGTATGCTGATATGTCAATTGAACTTCTTAAGAGAGAATCATCAGCAAGTGAGAATGTTATGATTTCACCTGCTTCTATTATGTTCGCACTTGATATGTGCGCAGAAGGAGCCAGTGGTGACACATATGAGCAGATGGCAAATATTATAGCTCCAGGTGTAGAAAGAGATGACCTTAAGCAGGATGCAGCATATTTTGTAAGTCTATTTGAAGATGATACTATGCATATTGCAAACTCTGTTTGGGCTAATGAGTCTATCGTTGGTAAAGATGGCCTCAATGCTAACTATATGAGCACATTAAAAAATTACTATAGTGCAGAAGCATTCTCAGAGGAATTTACTGGTGAAACAGTTAATAAAATTAATGGATGGATTGATGATAATACTAACCATATGATTCCACAGGTTATAGATGATACTGCAATTTCATCATCTATGATTCTTGTTAACTGCCTTGCATTTGACGGAAGCTGGGAAGAAGCATATGAAGAAGGCAGAGTCAATGAAAATGGCACATTTAACGGCATAAACGGTGAAGAAGAGGCTACTATGATGTCCAGCACAGAAGGAATATACCTTGAAAACTCTAGTGCAACAGGATTTATCAAGCCATATGAGGGAGATAAATTTAGCTTTATGGCTATCCTTCCAAAGGATGAAGATGTAAATATTGCTGATTTTGTAGGTAACTTTACAGGTGCCGATTATATGGAACTTTATAACAGTGCACAGTATACAGATGTTCAAACTATTATGCCAAAGATTAGCTTTGAATATGAAAATGACCTAAATAAGACACTTATAGATTTAGGTATGACAGATGCTTTTGATTCAGAACTTGCTCAGTTTGATGATATGGTAGCAGATCCAGATGCTCATCAGTTTTATGTTGGCAGAGTAATTCATAAGACAAAGATTGATATTAACGAAGATGGAACACAGGCTGCTGCTGCAACAGTTGTTATGATGAAAGAAATGGCAGCTGCCCCTGCCCCTGTTTTATATGTAAACCTTGACAGACCATATGCATTTGCAATAATTGATAATGAAACAGGTGCACCTGTATTTATGGGTACAGTAAATACTACAAAATAATATTTAAAAACTATAGCGACCATATGAAGAAATATAAAACTTCATATGGTCGTTTTTATATTGGTGATATATAATATTAAAAGTATTTTTTTGACTAACAAGGAAAGAAAATGGAAGCAATAGGAATAATCCTTAGTTTAAGTTTAATATTTTTATCTGCAACTGCTTTTAATATTGGTGTAAGTTTCTATAAGAAAGAAAAGGAAGCAGGAGAGTACAGAAAATTCATGCTATATATAGGGATTTTCTGTGGGTTATGGTGCCTTGGCTATGGTGTAATAGGT